ATAACTGGACGATTAAAAAGAAAACATTTGCTCATTGGAAGTTGACCGATAAAAACGCCGAGATATTTCTGCGATTGATTAGACCTTACTTGATCCTTAAGGGGGAGCAGGCCGATGTCGCCTTCGCATATCGGCTCACAATCAAAAAAAAGATGGGCAATATGCGCGTAACAGGTCAGTGGGGTCGTGCCGCATTCCAACATCTGGTTCCAAATACCGACGCACTAGACTTAGAACGAGATGAATTTAGAAAGAGGTTGCAAGACCTAAAAGTGGTTCATTAGTCTGAGGTCCCACGGCGCCCCGGCCCGCAGGTGGCTAAACAAAATAGGCCGGGTAACTCGATTATGCCATCACCCAAGAAGAACACAGACACCCCTAAGGAGTCGACCGACGCCAAATACTTCGTTATCGGTCGGGCCATGGTGGGTGACGCTAATTTGTGCGGTATCCCGGGAGATGTCGGGGCGCTGGTCCCAGCTGATAAGTTCACGTTCACCGTGCCCAAGGACCGCTTCGACAAGCTGGTCAAGTACTACCAGCTGAGCAGCTGGAAGGGCGCCAAGGCGTCTGAGTGCGGGAAGTGCGGGGTCAAGTTCATCGACGACTCCTACCGGGACAACCACGGCAAGCGCCGCCATACTGCACCACGCTACTCGATCAAGAACCGCGAGGACTTGACCGACGACCAGATGGAGATACTGAAGGCAGAGGCCGGGCAGCCGGGGCTTACCCGCAAGGACGACGGCTACTGGGTGAACAACAACGAGTTCCACGTCCCCGACCCCCAGGACACAGAGTTCAACAGGCAGGACCGACAGCTTGCCGAGAGCATCGACTGGACAAAGACCGCAGCCAGTCAGAAGGGATAAGGAGACACCACGATGGGCTTCGAGAAGATAAGACGGCCACTATCCGGGCGAATGATCTCAGGCTCCCGTAGGGGGAGCATCACCGCCACGCAGTACAAGGCGTTGTTCACTACTCCCCAAACTATCGTCCCCGCGCCTGGGGCTGGCTGGGCCAACGTGTTCGACAGGATCGTGCTCTACAAGCAGGCCGGGACCGCCTACAACGCCGCCAACAACATCGTGGTCAGGTACACCGACGCATCGGGACTCGAGGTCGGGCAGATCGCCACCTCGGGGTTCGCCGACCAGACCACGGTCCAGACCCGGGTGGGACGGCACCACGCCGCGGCATCCGGAGCCAACTCGTTCACGCCGGTGGCCAACTCGCCACTGGTGCTTCATGTTTTGGTTGCCGACCCAACGACGGGAACCGGCAGCTTCCAGTACCGGGTGTGGTACACTATCGTCCCGACGGTTCCGTGATGAGCGATGAGAACAAACGGCACCGGAGGACAGACTACGGTCAGCTGGGCTGGTGGCACGGTCAACATATCGACCACTAACCTGCTCGACTACCGACGGCTCCTGAGACGCCTTGGCGCCGGGGCCATCACCGCAAACGACTCCACACACGCCGTATTCAGCTACGCAAGGTCAAACGCGACACTCCACCTACGGGCGCTTAGGGCGCTAGAGGCTCCGGAGCGTCACGCGCTCAAGTCCTTGACCCCGAGCGAGTTGGTCAAGGGGGCGACACTTCTATTTACCGGTTTTGCCCCAAGGATAACGGTGGCATGAGCTACAGCGGCAACCCATCGACCACACCCAAGGACGCCGTTCGGTTCCTTATCGGCGACACCGTATCACCGGAACAGTTCTCTGACGAGGAGATCGTGTTCCTGCTCCAGACCCAGGCCAACTACTACATGGCGGCGGCGGTCCTGAGCGATCAGCAGACCACCAAGGCGTCGTCGGCGGGCCTTACCAGCAAGTCTATCGGGGGTCTGTCAGAGAGTTACGGGACAGGTTCGACGCAGTTCTACGCGGAGCAGGCCAAGGCGTACCGCAAGCTGGGGTCCGCCCATCAGGTGCCGAGTTACGAGACCATTAGCCAGAAGTTCAGCTTCAGGCAGTTCGACGGGTTCGGCGGGTCGCCGCGGGTGCGCTGCGATCGGTTCGACCGACCGGCAAAGGACGAGGAGCAGACGTTCTGATGGCGGGAACATTCGCCCAACGGTTCTTGGATTGGTGCACGATGACCATCAGCATCGAGCCTTACACCGGCCCCAATGCCTACGGGGAGAGCCAGTACGGTCCCCCTGTGTTTGACGTCCCATGCCGGATAGACGAGAGAATTCGGATGGTCAGGGACAGCCAGGGAGTGGAGCGGGCAAGCACCACAGTGTTGTTTGTCATCGGTGGCCCTATCGACGCCCGGGACCGGATCACCATGCCGGGGGTGTACAAGGGGATACCGCAGCCGCCCATCATCACCGTCTCCAACTTCTACGACAAGAACAGCTTCGATCACTCTGAGGTCTACCTGTGAGCGTCAAGATAGACATCACCGGACAGAACAAAGTGATTAGCCGCCTGCAAAGCCTCGGCGACACCTCCACCAGGGCGCTTGCTGCCGCGCTCTACCAGGAGGGTGAGCAACTGATCGCCGAGGCCAAGCAGGAGACCCCGGTGGACACCGGAGCGTTACGAGCTTCCGGACACGTCCAGCAGCCCACCATCAACGGCAGACAGGTGGAAGTGGTCGCGGGATTCGGTGGCGTGGCCGCATCGTATGCGGTGTACGTCCACGAGGACCTGACCAAGCACCATCCGGTGGGTAATGCTAAGTTCCTGGAGAATCCGGCCAAACGTAGAGCATCGGGGATGGCTGACCGGGTAGCCAGTCGGCTTGAGGTCTTTAAGCGATGATACTGGACGACCTAGCCAACCTGCTCATCGCCAACGGAATGACAGCCGTCTACAAGGCAACCTTACCTGATGGTCCCGATGAGGCTATTTGCCTCTACGAATACGGTGGATTCGCCCAGCAGAAGCTTCACGACGGAGTGGCGTGGCGCAACCCCTCGATACAAGCCCTGGTCAGGTCAAAACAGTATCAGACGGCAAGGACCACGATAGAGACGGTCTACTCGCTATTGGGCGGACTTATAAACCAGCAGGTGGGGGCAAGCCGAATACTGAAAGCCACCCCGGTCCAGGAGCCATTCCCTTTGGGTCCGGTGGACAACCAGGGGCGGGTAAGGCTCATCTGCAACTTCGACATATCGGTAACGGCTTAGGAGGCCACATGGCAGTAAAGACGCTTAGCACTGAGATCAAGGACATCATCAAGTATCCGGCGCTGCCGGTCACGGCAGACTCTTTAGATGTTCCCGAGACAGCGCCAGACGATACGAGCGGTATCGACTTCGTGGCCACCGGGCGCGAGATCGTCATTGCCCACAATACCGGAGGCGCGCCGTTCACGTTCACCGTGGTATCGGTGGCCGATGCCTACGGGCGGACCGGCGACATCAGCGCGTATTCGCTGGGGGCGGGTGAGTTCGCCAAAGTTCCGGTGCCGATAGCCGGATTCGCCGGGGCGGGCGGCAAGATCAACGTTACCGTGTCGAACGTGGCTATCAAGTTTCTCGTGCTGCGTGCGCCGAACCCGCTCTAGGACAAGGAGACAAAGATGGCTGTGAAAAGATGGGCACAAGGCACCGCAATAAAAAGACTCAATCCGACAACGTCACTCTACGAAACGGTCCCCGGCCTGGGCGACATCACCGGTCCCGACATGACACGAGACTGGCTGGACATGACGGCCCATGACTCCCCGGGCGGGTACGAGGAAGGAGCGCCGACCGTGTTGAGAACCGGCACCGTCACGGCGTCGATGGCCTACGATCCTGCCGACACGGTACAGGCGGCTTGCTTGAGCGACTTGAACACCAGCCGACTAGGGACGTGGCGCGTGGTGATGAACGACAGCCCGACCAATACCTACCTGCAGTTCTCAGGGTACGTCACTTCCATGGGCCACTCTTTCCCAGTTACAGGTGCCCTGTCGCGTAACTTCGGGCTACGGGTGACCGGCCTGATCACGACGGGAACAGGTGGGTAATGTCGGGGTGGCCCTACTGGCGCTGCCGTTGTCGGCGGCTCCATTTGGGTCCGGACGACGATTGTGAGTGTACCCAGAATACCCCTTTAAACGTCCAAAATGGCTTAATACTGAACGTAAACGGAGAACCCTATGTCAACCCTCAGTCGGGACCAGATACTAGCCCAAAAGGAACTGAGGACGGAGACCGTATTGGTGCCTGAGTGGGGAGGTGAAGTCGTCGTCAGGGAGTTAATGGCTTCGGAAGCCGACATGTTTGAGTCCCAAC